TTCTACATCCTCTGTAAGTTTTTTTGTTCTCTCTTGTAAAAATTCTATGTTTACTGCATTGTTTCTCATACTCTTAACTTCTACTTCTAACTCATCTAATAATCCTGCAATATGCTCCACCAACATAAAAAGCTCCGCTTCCCCGGATGATTGACCTAATTCACCTCTTGGATATTTTATTCTAAACTCGGTGTTGTGTTGTAAATCTTTTTCAAACAATTCTAATTTTGTGCTGTGCTGGTTGAGCTTCTCATTAATACCAAAATAAGCCCAGGTGCCAATTGCAACGAGCGCAATCAGGCTGGCAACCGTCTTCATAGGCATCTGCACTTTTGCTTCTTCTGATATGGTTAAAGGTTTTTTACTCATTTGTTTTTGGTTTTGGCTTCGGTAGTATATACCCTTCTGGTGGTACTTTCAACGTGCTGTTATTGTTGTCTAAGGTCTTAGATTCTGGATTTTCCTTGATATAATCTTCTTTTAATTCATCCCAAAGACTGCCTGTAGGCATAGTTTCTGTTTCATCTATTTGTGGTATTACACCCCTACATTTTGATACTAACAATGCAAAGTTTTCATTTTGTGCAAGGCTTGGGTTTCTATTTACTTTGTTGCACATCTTCATGAGTTCTAGTTGTTGTTTTATAGCTGCATTTTCTTTTGATGTTTTACAGTCTGTGCCTAAATATTTTCTAAATGTTAATCTTAATTCTTGAGAGTTACTTTCGTTCCAACTACGATCATAATTATCATATTCGTAATCACGATTAGATACAGACACGTCTACTTCACCGCATCTGGTATTACCGTCGTTTAGATATTCGTTTCTAGCATGTGCTGGAGGTGCACAAAAAGCTAAAGCTGTAAGCATGAGTATTAGAATTCCTGTAAAATAATAATTCATCCTGGCACTCTCCATAGTTCATCCTAATAGTTTATTTCTCTGTTTAAATCTTTAACGTCATATTCCAGCTGTCTAACTTTATCAGCCAAGACTTCGTATAAGTTTTCAGCCATTTCCCAAGTACCTTCAGCTCTTTCTAATTTTGCAATAACTGTGTTGACACCATCTGTTAATACTTTCATATCTCTTTGTATGTTTACTAAATCTACTGTTTGAATTTTTTCTATTTCTGCTTTGTTAGCATTGATTGTGTCTGTTAAGTTAACAACATATTTAACACCAGTAAATGTTCCAACTAACACTGAAGCTACCACCGGTATCATGACTATATTTTTTTTTAATAAATCAGCTAAATTCATTTTTTCTTCTCCTCAATTTCGTAAAAGAATTTATCAGTGTCTTCTGTTTTCCATTGACCTGCATCTTCTACATTCCACTCATTCGTTTGCACTTTCCAATCAGGAGTTTCATCTTTTACAGTAAAGGACGGTATGTTCCAGATTAATCTATTGTTAGGTTGTGCTGCATAATTACCATCATTTAATGCTAATATATGAGCGCACTTGTGTTCGTGCGGTACTTCCGAATGATCGGTGTCGACTATATTACTCTCTGGGTGTGCAAAGTCAACTGTGAATAAATACTTACCGTGATGAATTTGTTTGTCTTTACCAAAATATTTTCCAGATTGTCCTTCTAGAATATCATAACAAGTAACAGCAGGATAATAACTAAAACTATTCCATAGCTCCAACTCGTCAAGTCTACGCCTAGGTACCTCGGTCGGCTTAAAACCTCTTTGTATGAAGGCAGAAATCGGGAGACGGTAAAATATAGCGCCGTT